ACGATAATACGTTCCACTATCTTTCCGTAGACGAACTAAAAATTATTGCCAACGAAATCATTATCAACGGCTTAAATCTCTATTCACAGAAGTTCGCTATGCAACAAGCTGTTACTTCTGCTACCGAAGTTGAGGCTATTGCTAACCTTGATTTAACTTTTAATATGATGGATTTTTCTACTAACTAACTGCGTTGCCCCTGTTCATTCAGGGGCTTTTTATAAGGATTGTTATATGCTCCCTGATAAAATATACTTTTTATTGGCCTGCCTTGCTCGTTTGGGATATGTTCGTTTGCTTGAATCTGACGATATAGAGTTAACTATTGATGGTTCTAATTATCTGCAAGATGTTGATGCTTATACGGCTGTGGAAAACACTATCTCAGACTTAAACATCGACAACATCCAAATTTGTGAAAGTTCTCAATACGACTTTTATGCAAAAATAAAAGATGGGGATTTTGTAGGTAGTATTTTTGTAATTATTGCATAAATAAAAAGTATTCGAGATACATAAAATAATTATTTGTGTTATAAAGAAATTCAGCAGAATTAACAAATCAAAAACCTAGTAAGTCACAAATAACTTCATTTGTTAAACAAAAAGGTTGGGCTTTAATTACAGGTGACGATAGTTCACAGAACATTGTTGATATATGCTCGGCACTTTTGGCTTATAAGGTATTGCAAAACAAATAAATTATGATAAAATCTCCTTAATACCATTTTAGGGAGATTTTTATGTTTATAGTTTTTGAGGGTGGCGATGGCTGTGGCAAAACATCTGCTATCGAATATGTAAAAAATAAAATAAATGAGTTCTATCCTTGCACTGTATTTACAGATTGGTATGGCGAGGAGGGACAAAAGGCTAAACAAACTTTTGTTACCACAAATTTCACTGACGAAGAACGTTTGCAGATTGTCAGCCAATGCAGAAAAAACGCATTACAAGAAATGCAAAAAGCCGAACAACATAGTATCATTTTGTATGACAGATTTATTCTTTCTACTTACGCATATCAGTCTGTTCTAGGAATTGGAAAATTACCTGTCTTTACTGTTATGAACGCCATACAACAAAGCCTCAAGGATTATGACGAACCTAATTTGCATGTAATCATTAGAGGTGTCGATTATGATACTCAGCAAAGACGTATCGCTAATCGCTCAAAACAAGACGTTTTTGATTACATGCCTAGAGATAAATATGAAAAATTACAGAAATTTTATCAGCAAGAATCCAAAAAAGTGTTGACACTTCATTTAAAAAATCCTAAACTTATTATGAGTGTAGATAACACAGGGTCTTTGCAAGACCTGTATCAACAGTTAGATAATGTTGTCAACTTTGTTTCTAGGAGTATGATATATGCAAGTTAACACCGATTTAGACTTCTCTGATTTTTTAAAAGAACCTCTGCCAGCAGGTACATATATTCTTGAATATGTACGAGATGGTTTCTCAAATTCTAATACTATTATTGATATATTCTGTAAAGTAGTTAAATGCGATGAACACCCTGAGACTGTCGGAGAAGAATGTAAAATTCAAACATGCTTTAGTTCTAATAACAAACGTATAGTAGCCATCGGAAATTCTATACGCAATCAGATATTTAAGGCGTGTATTGGTGACGAATTGTTTAAAGTTGAATCACAAAAAGGTGGTATCACAACATCTAAATTTTACGGACTTCAATTCCAATGCTATATAGACGTTAAACAAACTACTTTCGGTTTTAATGCTGAAAAGAATAATTTTAAAACTTTTAAGTGTATATACTCGGAAGAAGAACTGCTAAAGATCGCCACAGAAAGATTTTCGTAAGTTTTGTTCATAATTATAAGCCACAACAAATATAGTGTATAATGGTAACGTGTTTACTTTTATGCGAGGTTTTTGCTGTGGCTTTTATCGTTGAAGACGGCACTAATGTTGAAAACGCTAATGCTTATGTGACATTGGAATATGCCGATGCTTATTTTACCGACCGAGGTAATGACGCTTGGTTGGCTTTCACTACTGAACAGAAACAACAGCGTATCGTTGTTGCTACTCAGTACATTGACACTCGTTGGTTCGGAGAATTAAAAGGCAAGCCTTTCTACGAGGAACAGTCATTAGAATTTCCTCGTGACGTTTGGTGTAGAACTGCTTTAGACCCCGAAACCCAACAAGAAATACAAACCCCTTATATCCCAACTGCATTACTCAAGGCTTGCTGTGAATACGCAATAAATGTTGACGAGGAAACAATGAGTTTGGCAGGCATATTTGAAACGTCTGAAACAGGTGGTGCAATTAAGCGTAAAAAAGAACAAGTTGGTACTCTGCAAACTGATACCGAATACTTTTCCTCAGGTACAGAACAAGGCTCAATTTGGGCTGTATATGCACTTGCAGATAATCTTATGAAACCTCTGTTGCGTAACTTTATATGGAGATGTTACAGAGCATGAAAAAAGAAAATTATGTCAAGTATGTCAGATTGGCAGAAAAATTAATAGACAAGTACGGCACAGAGCTGACTGTTACTTGTGGTATTGATTTCTTTGACCAAGACAAACCGTATAAACCCTCTCAATCAGAAGAAGTTACATATACTACAACAGGCGTTATCATACCCCCTGTTCGTGGTATATACTTTCAGGGTACTCGTTTCGGTATGCACTCTGAAATTTATAACGGTTTAGAAGATGATAAAATGTCATGCTTTCTCCTGCCTGTTTATGACGAACAGAAAAAACCTGTTGATCTCAGCCTTGCTACCCATGTTACCTGCAAAGATGTAACAGGTAATGATATTAAGTATAAGGTATTCTTCTGCGATATTATGAAACCTGCTGAAAAAGTCATTCTTTTCTCATATGGTTTAGGGAGATAATAATGAGGATATTAGAAGCAACCGATTACATGAAAGAGCTATTTACCCAATATTGGTGTAAAGATCTCAAGTATTATTGCACTTTCCAAAACATTTTAGGTGCTACTCCTAGAGAAGATCAGCCGTTTGCAGTTTTTAATATCAGACATTACTCTGCAAACAGAGCTACTTTTAACGGCTTAAATAAAACTAAATACAGACAAATGGGTTACATCAACATTGATCTGTACGTGCCGTATAACTCAGGTATGGATAACGCTTATGAACTTGCCGAGGGTACAATGAACCTCTATCGCAGACCACCCTCTGATTGTCAGATTAACTTTTCGGGATTCGGCTTTAACGAGTCTGATACTCTCTACAAAAACTTTTTCAAGGTTCAGGTAAGCATTAGGTTTGACTACGATTACCATTTTTAGGTTTTTCTAAAATGGTGTATAATATATGGGTTAATTTTTCTTTTAGCTAAAAGGATATATTATGACTAAAGTTTTAAAAATAGATAGCTCATCTGTGGGCTTGTATATGGCAAAGGAGCAAAGCATTAACGTGCTTCCTGAAACTCCTGTTTGGCAACAACTTGAGCCATCAGAAATCGGTGACGTTGGTGGTGAAACCACTCAAACCTCTCGTACCATCATCAGACCTGATAGACAAAATTCTCGTGGTGCTATTACTGACCTGTCTGCGAGTGCTGACTTCACTCAGGAACTTTCTCAGAATAACGCATTAGAGTTGTTTCAAGGTTTCTGTTTTGCTCAAGCTCACGAACCTTTTACCACAAAACCTCTTAACTCAGCAGGCACTACTGTATCATGTTCTGCCGATACCTACACTTTAACCGATGCAACTTTCGATACTTCAAGTGTTGGTGAGGGTTCTCTTATCTATGCTCACGGCTTTACTATCAGTGCTAACAACGGCTTAAAGACTGTTGATACTGTTGCAGATAACGTAATCACTGTTACAAGTGCAGGTGGCGTTACTACCGAAACTGCTGGCGATGGTGTTATTGAAGTAGTAGGCAAGACTGTCTCAGCCACAATCAGCGTAACAGGCAAGGTTAAGCTCGGCTTTACTGATGCAGATGACCTCGGTCTTGAAATCGGTCAGTGGATCTTTGTCGGTGGCGATACTAATAAGTTTGCTACTAACGGCACTTTCTACGCTCGTATCGGTGCTATCGAAGAAGATGGTTTGACTCTTGATTTTACCACCAACCCTGCCGAACTGTCAGCAGAAGACTCTACCACTGTTGACCTGTTCTGGGGTATCACTATCCACAATGAAAAGGATATTGATAAGATTAAGAGAACCACATATACAATCGAAGAACGTCTTGGGTTTGCTGACCAAGAAAACACCATTCCACAGGCTTCTTATGTAAGTGGTTGCGTTCCATCTGAAATGACTATCACTGTTGAAAACTCTGCTCTCTCTAAGATCCAATATCAGTTTACTGGTTGCCGTTTCTATACCAAGAAAGGCACTCTCGCTACTGGTACTCGTCTTGATGCATGGGATGAAAAAGGCTACAACAACGCTAATGAAGTTTACCTCGCATGTCTCAGTACTGTATCTAACGACCCTGAAAAAACTGCTCCTGCTGAACTGTTTGCGTTTATGACTAGTGGTAACATCACCATTAACAACAACACTAATGAAAACAAGGCTGTTGGTTGCTTAGGGGCTTTCGACATTAGTGTCGGAAAATTCGATGTTACAGCAAATCCTAACTGCTATTTCACAGATGCAGATGTAATCAAGTCTCTGAAAGAAAACGTTGACGTAGGTATGCAAATCATCATGTCTCGTAACAACGAGGGTATTGCGTTTGACATTCCTATGATGGGCATGGGTTCTTCTATTCCTAGTGTATCAGATGGTGAACCACTGATGATGGACTTAACTGCCAACGGTGCTAAGTCTAAGTATGGCTATACTTTTGCTATGCAGAACTTCCATTACTTACCTGATGTGGCTATGGCAAGTGATATGACTGGTTTTGATTAACAGTAGGTAAATAAGTTAAAGGCTAGGGTAAAACCTAGCCTTTTTTGTTTGTTTTAATCTTCTAAATCAAACTGAATATCCGTTTGAATAACATTACCAAAATCGTCTTTATCATAACTGTCCACCCCTTGTTACTTTTTTATTAATTCAACTATGCTTTCTCGTAAAGTAGTCTTTAAGTATGGATATTTATTT